TGCGCCGAGAGTTGCAGCTTCGCCTGCTCCGTTGACTGATCGGCCTTTAGTTGCTGGTTTTCCTCCGCGAGTTTTTGCGCCTGTTCCTGCATCTGTTCCATCTGCTTCTGGTGTTCCGGCGACACCTGCGGCGCCTCGTCCATCATCTTCAGGATCTGCTCCTTGTTCGACAGCGGCGATGACATGATGACCGCCTTCGGCGGCAGCGGGAAGCCGGACTTCACCATCTCTGCCATCGCCTGAAAGTCCTCGACCTCCTGCGTCACGGTGTCCGGCACGTCCGACATGATGATGTCCACGTCCAGATGCACGATGTCGTTCTGCATCTCGGCAGGTTCCTGCATCGTTGGGTCCATCGCCACGCGCTGCTGCAGTGCGGCCAGTGCCTCCGGCGGCAGTTTTTGCTCCTGCGCGCCCTCCAGCACAACCTCGCCCTTGGTCATCTTGCGGTTCAGACCGACGAACTTCAGGTTCTGCTCGTCATCGGTGACGCGAAGCCACATCTCCTCTTTCCAGTATTGCTTGATTCTGTTCCAGATTTTCCGATACACGCGATGATCCAGGTGCTTTAGCGCGTCGAACATCGGCGCTAGTTCAGTCTGCCCGGTGAGCGCGCGCTGGCGCAGAGCAACACCCGATTGCACTGTCTTGTCCTTGCCCATCGTCGCGGCATTCGCCCCAACCGAGTCGATCTCCATCTTCGCCTCGGTCAGCAGGTTGAACTGCGCCTGCGCCATGTCGCCGGTCGGCAGGATGCCGAAATCTTTGCCAAATTCGCCGTAGGCGAACTCAACGTGCCCGTCAGGCTTCGCCAGTTCCTGCCGAGCCTTGTTCACGTCCTCGACCGAGCCCTTCGTGCCGAATGTCTGCCGGACGCTCATCAAATGCAGCGCTTTCGAGCGGCGCTTGTTGATCTCGTCCTGTACGTCCAGCAACTGCTTTACAGCGCCGTAGCGCCCGCCATCGCGGTCCACGAATAGCGATGCGAATTCGTAGCAGTGCTCCGACTCGCCCTCCTCATTGACGTAAGGCGACTTCATGGGTTTCTTGCAATAGCCCCCGAGCGTGAAGCAGGAATACCACCAGTCGCCGTCGTCCTTGCGGTAGTACAACTCTACGATCTTCACGCGCTTGCGGGCGGTGTCCATCCAGCGCGGCTTGTCGTCGTAGGTGCGCGATCCCGCCTGCATGGACTCCAGCACGTCCTCGGCATCTGGGTACATGGCGAGCGCGTCCTCGTAGTCCATCCACACCACCTGGCCGAGGTACTTGGCGTCCGAGAAATCCTTTCTCCTCGAATGTGGGTCGTAGATCAGCCTGTCCCACATGATCTGGCGAACGATGATCCTGAATCCGTCCTCGCCCTTTTTCGGCTTCACCACGCACTCGATGCCGCCGGTGCCCTCGATGGCCAGGTTCTCCCAGGCATCAGAGCGATGCTGCGCGTACATGTTGTCCTGCAGGACGAAGCGCACGGCTTCTGTTGCGGCCTGCGCGCCTTTCGTGTGCTTTGGCGTTCTGGGCTGGGCCTTCGCGGTCGTGCGGTTCGCGTGCTCCATGCCCATCAGGCCGTCGATCTTCGGCTTGATGCGGTTGATGACCGTGGCGGCCTGTTTCTGCTGCTTCAGCTTCGCAACTTCAGCGTCGGTCCATTGCACGGAGTCGTAGTAGTTGCGCGATTTCTCCGACAGTTCGCGCGTGTGCAACGAAGCATCGTCCGCGTCGTTTACGTAGCGAACGAGCATCCCGTGTTCGGTGTCCTCTACTTCTGAGGGCTTAGCGCCTGGAGGAAGCGCGAAGGACTGTTTTGCCTTGCCGGATTTTTTGGTTGCCATCAGACCGTCCTGTAGGTTTCGTCGTTCGTACCGCTCGCCTCAAATCGTTTCATCCAACGGTCCACGGGCGCTTTCTTTTCCTTCACCACGGACATCCACGGACGCGACTGGCAGGCGTAGCGCGTGTCGTCATAGGCGTGGTCTTCCTGATCGGTGTCCACGTCCTCGACTTTTCGCTCGTCCATCACCAGATCCGGCAGCGTGCGCCAGAACCCGTCGTGGCAGTTCTTCGTTGCGTAGAGCATCGGGCCGTCCTCGTCTCCGGCAATGCGTTGGCGCACCTGTACGTAGCCCACTAGGCGCGCGTTGTCTGCCTTACGCAGCACCACGCCCTTGCGCAGCATGTTCTCGGCGATGGACGGCGAGCCATCGACCTTCCACATGGAAGGATCGGCAGCGATGTAGGTGAGTTTCCTGCCGCCGACGCGCTGACGGATCATGTCGGCAACGTCATCTGCTTCCCTGCGCATGCCTTCGTTCGGCTTGCCGTTCCAACCGTAAATTTCAGACCAACGGATGATGGCCCCGCGCCTGTACAGACGGCCATCGGGCAGCGCGTTTCCGTTGGCTACCGCCCACAACCCGAAACTGAATGGCCTCGTGGAGCCCCAGTCGAAACTGCCGAAACACATCCAGTCCGCTGGCGGCTCGAACGGCTCTATGCAGTGAATATCTCGGCGCAGTTTCTCGAAGGCTTGCCCTGCGATGATGTCCCAGTCGCCTTCGAGCATGGCGCGCACGAGATTATCGGCGCCGAGTCCTCGCAGGCGGTCGGCATACTGCGGATCTTCTGTGCTCAGGTGCGGGTTATCGGCGAGGCGTGCCGGGATGAACTGCCGAATCATCCCCCCCTCCTCCGGCGGTGCGCGCCACGTTTCCAGCGGCGGCTTCGGGCTGATGAACGTGCGTTTCACCCATGCGTGCCCGATGGAACCAGGGTTCGATCCGGCCTCGACGCGAGGCAATCGATCTACGTAATTCTCAGGCAATTTCAGGCCTGCGATACGAACGCGCGAGCGCAGGAACCTGAACTGGTACTCTGAGAAATGCGTCAACTCGTCGATTATCAGGACGTGGATTTCGGCCCCGCGGTACTTCTCCACGTCGTTTTCGCTGTCGCAGTAGCACAGGTGCAAGACCGCACCGTTCCAGAACTCGAACTCGTTTTCCACCGCCCGGTAGCGCACGTGTCCGGTCGCCAGATACGGTTCTAGCATGGCATGAAAACTCGTCGGCCCGCGCAGGTGGTTATCGCGCAGATCCGGCAGCGTGCGCCGGAACATGTACACCTGAATCCCCGGTACTTCAGCGCACCACCTTATCGCCGAGGCGCGCAGCAGGTATGACTTACCCCCACCTGCCGCACCGCCGTACAGCACTTCCGTCGCCTCGGTCTGGAACGCCAGGCCCTGCTTCGGTTCGAGCTTCAATCGCTGCCCCGGCACAGCGACAGCCATCAGATAAGCCCGTCCTCTTTCTTCACTGGCTCGTGCTCGATCACACGTTCCTGCGGCGCCTGCGCCACGCCGACAATCTCAATCGTCAGCGTCGGCACCAGCCCCGAGTGCCGCACGTCCGTCTTATCGCCGTAGCGGTCCCTGTCCCATTTCCCGGCGAGCTTCAGCATCGTCTCTGAGTATAGCTTCCTGTGGCCGAGCATGTCCTCCTCAGTCACTTCAACCGACCCGTCCGCCTTCGTTTTCGTCGTCACCCCTGGCTGCGGCGTACTCGCCACATCCAGCGCCTTGTGTGCCAACTGATCAGCACGCACCTTCAGCGCCGCGTCGTACAACTCTCCGTGCTGCGTCGTGAACCATTCAGTGAACCGCCCCGCCGGCACCGCCCACGCCTTCGCTATCTCCTTCAGCGACTCCCCTTCCGTCAGCCGAGAAAAAATCACGCTCGGAGTCGTATCAGCAGCCTTCACCAACTCCAAGCGCGCAATCGGCCCAGGATCAGCCGGCAGCAAGGCAGTGTCCATCGCGCGAGAGTTTCAAGTGAAACAACTATCGTTGTCAATCACCAGCCAGAAACTCGCTCAGAACTCGACCTATACTTTTTCAGGACAATTTGGTCGGCGTCGATATATGCCTATACATCGACCCGTAGCGCTCTGCTGGCGAGACATCCCCCCCCCTGGTCGAAGCGTCACAGCAGCTCTGATCAGGCACGTTTCAGACCTTCGCCCTATCACTCATAGCAGCGAGAGTAGAGCGCATTCATGGGCTTACGTGCGTTCAGGACCGCGTATCAGGCCTTCGAGCTGGCGATCAGGGCAGCTTGGGGCATCACTCGTCAGGAATAGACGACATGATTTAGCATTA